TCGAGGTCATCAACCCAAGTGCTCCCGAGGGGCATCCCGGTCATGAGCTCATAATAAGTGGCTTCCTGGAGCCAGCTATCCGAAACTGCGGTCGGGTCCCCGACGGGGTCCTCCCACATTGGGTCCTGTGGTTCGAGGTAGGTTGTGGCCGGCAGCCCAAAAACGTCCTCGACGCAATCAAATTTGATTTTACCCTGCAGCACATCCCCATAATTGGCTTTGATGACCCGCAGAACCATCGAGGTTACACCATACTCCGGCCACTCAAAAACTATTGGGTCCCCAGGATTGACACTCCAACCCTCCCGGTTTACGGTCATTTGCACCTGGGCGAGAGGTGTAGAGTTCTGCTTCAATTCCCGCATGCCAACCTTCGAGGCTATTGTGCTGTCATCAACACCCGAGAAATTGAGAGTCTGCGCAACAACACCTCCTTGAGCCTGGACGGATGCGAGGTCCTGAAATGTTACAGATGAGTCTTTGAAGTCCCCCCGTTTCCGGTAGGTGATCGTAACCTCATTGATCATTTCGGCAAATGTCGGGCGCTGGAACTCATTCAGTTCCACAATGTTGCTGTCGTCGAAAACCGGCAAACTGGGGATAGAATAGTCATCACGGATTAGGGTCATGGTAAACAACCCGGTTTCGCGATCAGTGTAAACGACCCCATTGACGTGTTTGAGTACCTCCGTCATGAAATCCTCGATGCTGCCCTGATTGTTGAGCAGCATAGACAGCCCGAACCCCTCATCATACAGGGTGTCCGCGCATGCCTCAAATGAGCTGTCATCCACACTCGTATGCGGGTACCCCATCCCCCAGTCCTCATCGAGGATACATTGCCTCAGAATGTGGGCAGCATTCGCAGAGGCCCCAGTCCCCGTCGGATTGATTGACGCTTTAGATGGGTACCAGTCTTTCCCTGGCACGTTTTCAATGCGAAACCACCAAGGCTTGGGGTATGGGCTCATTGCGCAGACGTAACATTGACGGGCAATGGCAGAGACAACCCCCCGATAAGCGGGGAGAGTTTCAGCGGTCATATTGGGCTGGTCGAGCAAATAATCATTTTGCATTTGGTCCTCAGCCCCAAAACAAATATCGACTTTCCCTTGCACCCCGCCTTCTTTCTTTTCTCCGCCGAATAGCTCAGGAGCAGACACATAAATGCGCTGTTCCGAGGCTCCGGGGGTCGAGGACACCGGCCACAGCTCGTTCATGGTTAAGAGCCTGTCATCCCAAACATAGAGATCTTTCATCAACCCGTTGTATTCATTATCCCGAGATGCTTCCTCATAATCCCAGTCCGACCCCAGAGTCCAGGGGCGGCCTGTCCAGCCATTGTGCCCTTCATAGGATGACGAGCTCAGATAAACATTGTTTCTGTGCAAGGATACTGAGGTTATCTCTGAGATATCCCCGTCGTGGTAATCCCATTTCGAATATTTCCAGAGTACCAGGACCTCGTGCTCTTCTCCCGGAGGGAAAACGTCCTCGTCGGATAACCAGGTTATATCCGATTCTGTCTCGGCGGATACGCCTGCCACCTGGGCAGTGTACCCAACGCGCCCCTTAGACCGCTGGTACCACAGCGCGAATATATCAACCCCGCCGTCGGCGGGGCTGTCGTCCGTATGTTTCCCAAAAAGGACCTGCAGATCGTCCCCCGAATCCGCCGGCGTAAATACGAAAGCAACCGAAAATTTTCCGCTCTGATCTCCGAACCCGCCAGCCCCAAGGGCACCGGGGCTGAAATCCCCGATATCCATATATCCGTTGGTGAACGTCGCGCCGGTTGAATCGAAGGTGACATTTGTTATGTTTTGTGCGTCCGTCAGGGGGCTCAGGGTGCCGTCAATATCATCGTCGGTCAACTCCATTCGCAGATCCCACCCCGATGGGGGCGTGAACTGTGGCCGGGGGTCCCCGGTTGATCCATCGTAGTAAACCGAACTATTGTATGCGGTGCGCTCACCAGCGTATATTGGGCCGACCTTATCCACGGGGCCATGACACAGGACCATGTGCAGGCCCATGTAATATTTATAGCCCATTGTTTGGCTTCCGCCTTTTCCGCCTCCGCCCATTTAAGCATTCTCCTGTGCTATGCGTTTTTTGGCCTGCTCTACAACACGGTTGGCCATATCATCATTAAGCGCCAGTAGGACCTCTGCGGGAAAACCGTGACGCACGAACTCCAGATAATTCAGCCCATGTTGTGCTAAAAGTTTACGGCGCCCTTTGGCGCAGTAGCCTAATGCTGCAGCATCGCACACCTTGACCAAAATGTCCACTATTTACCCCCCTTAGACTTGACCGGGGTGTATGCCAGGTCCCCGTACCACACAATGTTGGGGCTTTTGAGGACTACAGTCCCGAACACTACGGGCACCGGTCTGCCCTGCTCAGCCGTTGGTATGTCTGAGTCCGAGAGCATTTGGGGTTTCGCCTCGGGGGGTTTGGGCGCCATCGCATACGCTGCGACCGCCACCACAACTGCCACAACTAAATAGACCCACATTTCTTGCTCCCTCCTTTTTTAGAATATGGGGGACCCGCCCATCGGATTTTTAGTCGGTATCCAGGGCTGTCCCCCATAGTTCAGGATATTATCAAATTTAGAGTTGCAAACTGTCACATTATGGGAGCACCCAGGGTAGGCATTGACTGAGGACCCCACAACCGCGCTCGTCAACTGCAGGTTAATGGTGAGGGTGTTGCCAACGTGGTTGGTTATGAACCGCTTATTGTATGCACCGTCGTCGAGCAGCTCTATATACCCCCCGGTGTAATACCCATCGGCCACAAGCGCAAAATCGGATGACACAAGGTTCAGGCCGCTAACGCCGGAAAGAGTCGTCACAAGTTTAAAGTTATCCGCATCGAGTTTACACAGATTGCCGTATAACAGATATGGGCAGGACACCTGATAAAATCGACGAAGTGTAGGCCTTTTGAGCGAGGAGTGGACGGGCTCGCATCGAACTTCGGCTTTGAATTCCTTAAACGAGACATTTACCACTCGCCCCACCCATATGGATTTCACCTCGGCGTCGCCGAAGTGGAATCTGCGGACCGTCAGGGATACCCGATCCGTAGGGGGCGAACTGATATATTGCTGGATGAACTCCGTGGTAGTCGGCATTGTGATGGTGAGGGAATTGCGTATAACATCCTGACTCTGTTCAATTTTGCCTCGTTTAATCGCTATCGCTGAGTAACTCTGCCCTAAATATGTCTGATCCTCGTCCGCTGAGGTATACCCCCAGAATTGTGCCCCCTCGCGGTCGAATAAGTACACCTCAAGGGGACTCCCATCATAGGTGCTCATCTCTTGCGCGTCATAGGTCATGGCTCGATCTCCGTTATAGGGATGTTGGTTATGGCCACATTATTGGGTCGCCACTCCATTTCAATCCGATCTGAGGCCAATCGTTTAAGGCCGATAAAATTTATTTCATCAATTTCGGAGGCATCCACATCCAGATTTGGCGAGAACTGTATCTCCAGATTCTGGGAGACGTTGATCGTTGCCCCAGTAACTGTTCTGAGCTCGTAGGTCCCATCTGCCATTTTAAAAGCAAGGTGGTTTCGTGCGGTGGCCTGTCGGGAGTAGTCGTTTGCCTCCGCCTCAAAGGAATCTGCAACATTGCCCTCTGACAACAGCTTGAAATTGTTTTCAAAAGTCGGCATATAAAATGGTCTCAACCTACCCGCTCGACGGTGCAGCCATTCCCGGTGTTCCCATATTTCCTGCGCCCCCTCAAGTATGAGTTCAAACTCTCGATTTATCCGAATGTTGTCCCACGGGGCGTCCCACTCAACAACACCTGATCCTGAGTCTATCGAGTCAATTCGGTGTTGGTATGTGTCATTGACTCCATCTGGCCCGGGTGCAAGGGGCTCAATAAAATAGGTATCCTCACTATTAAACTGAGTCGCTGTGGGGCTGGTTGCCAATGTTGTGTTGTCCGTTACCTCTAAGACCGTTTCGAGTATGCTGTCGTAACCGCTTGCCGAGCGTATCGGATCCCGGAGCATGCGTGCAGATCGGACCGGCATCACGTAGGCGTCGGCCGAGTAGTCATCATTCACGCCTCGGTCAAGAGTGATGCTCGAGGCATCAAATGAGTAGATTTGAAACACGTCGAATTTTCGAGGGTTTTCCCAGATTACTGCCAGCCTCTCGACCCTAAAATCCCCGTACTGCGTGTCCACGTTGACGGTTGTATCGCCGGAGGTGACTGCGGAGCTCACTTTGCGGGCCTCAATCCACATCGGCACGCCCCACTCCCGTTTGCGCCAGCCATAGACCAAATTTTCGACCCGATGCATTTCATCCCTGTTCAGGTATGCTCGGATTGCAAGCTGTTGCCTTGGGGATAACCGGGACCTCACGCGCTGCTCGGTCCCGTTGTATGAGTTCAACACATCTGTTCGCCACACAAGGGACTCAATGACGCCGCTCCGAAAATTGACCGGGAGCAGGACGATCCTTGATCCGGTTATATCGACGGTTATGTCTCCAATTGGGCTCTCCCAATCCAGGACGAGACTGGCCTCAATTTGGGGCGGCCCGGCAACCACTACGGTGACCGAATAATTCTCTTCTTCGAGCGGATAGTATGATCTCGGTGTCGTTTCCCCTGAAAACTCTGTCCCGGAGTCAAGGTCTATCTCGTTGACTGCATCCAAGCTTTTTGGCTCAAGGAAAGCATTCCAAACTAAAAATTGCAGCGTCTGCTCGCTGAGGACATTACCAAAATCGAGCAGTATGGGCTCCACCAGAATCCGATTGTAGAAAACATCCGCGTGACCCCCCGCGAGGTATCCGGTGTGGTTGAACCCCCGCAGGCTTATTGGGCGGTTATTGTTGTACGTTCCACTGAGATCTGGATCAGAGAGAACATTGTGCGCCTCGTTTTTTGGCTTAAAATGACCGCCGGGGTAATTACCGCCCCAGGTCATGTCCCAGTTTACGTTCCAGCCGTCGTGCAGGTTGACGTTGCCGCCCCAGTTGAGGTCCCAGTGGTGGTCCCAACTCGGTCGCACATAAATCCTGGAGTTGATATCCCCCGAACGCCCAGAAATAGCTCCGGACTCATCCCAGAGTACCGAGAAATACGCGCCGCCCCAGTTATGGCTCCAGTTATGGCTCCAGCCTGATTCAGGCAGGAGTATGTGTCCGGTATAATTGGCCATGTTATGTCACTCGCCGGTAAGCAAGCCCAAAATTCCCCGAAATGGGGGCCACCATTTGATCGCCGGATTTTTGAAAGTGGGGGTACACGTCCCATTCGACCTCGACTGTCTCTTTGGGGGCTATCAGGTCCATACGTATGTGCCGCACACCCTCAACGTGGCCGGCGAGTAGATATCTCCCAGATGTTTCGTCATACAGAGTTAAATATGTCGGGAACAGACCGGCGCGACCATTGTATGCATTGGGGGATCGATACATCAGCTTTCGGATGAGACTGTCCCCCGAGGTGGAGTCCGCGTAGACCCCCTGAAACCGCGCCCTTTGGCTGAAAAATGGTGTCGAGGCACCGATGGAGCCCCCGTTGACTATCGCGAAATCGCGATGATCTCCATAGGAATTCACCGGGTGGTGTACATACGCACAGTGCCCCTGGGAATAAAAATTCTGGGCATAGCCCGTGCCGAATGCCATCTGCCCGTAGGCACTAATTACCGAGTTCCAATTCGCTCCAAAACCCTGCGATGCACTGTACGAATTAACCATATACATTGTCTCCCCTGTCAGAAACTCCCCGCCGGTCCAAGCCCCAAATTTGCTGACATTTCCGAATGACATATGCGTAAAAACTCCGGGCGTTATCTCTAACGAGAGGCTGACAGAGTCACCCGATGCCGAATATAACCAACTGTTGGAATATGGCCCAGCCGGCCGGTTAAGAACCGCAACCTTCAATTTCCGGTACATCCCATCGGCTTGTGTCTCCATATTGGCAACTGTTGGGAGTACCAGCATCATGCGGCACTCAATCTCCCCGTAGGCCCCAAAATCAGCGTCGGTCTGCTGCATGCCCAGGAACCACCAATAGATTCCGCCTTTTCTGAGGATGTACATGTCTGTTGTGCTTCCGGCTGGGAGTCCTGCCGAGATTTTTGTCTCCTCAGTAAAGCCAGCGTTATTAACCGCAAAGGTGACTATATCCTGCAGTAGTCCGTCTAACGTTGTCGGTGTTCCTGTCTCAAAGGCCATAATACCCTCTATTCCAATTTTAGGGCCGCATAGTTATTGCGGCCGGTGAGTGCTACGTTCTGGATGATCAGATAATCGACCCCACCTATTGTGATGGTGTCCTCGGCGGATAGATCCACCTGGCCGTTGCCTGGGGCATAAAAAACCCCCTGCAGGTCCCCAAGGCATTGCTCGCTGTCCTCGCCGGTGAACAACACCGCCGGGAGTAGAGAATAACTGCCGTCCAGGTTCCCTTGCAGATCGTAATCGAGGTCCCAGGGCCAGCACGCGGCGTAGGGGATTGCGCCCGCGGAATAGTCACTGGACCCTATCTGCGCCCACGTGGCACTTGGCAGGCGTATGTTGGCCATTTGATACCCATTTGCGGCCTGGTACAGGTTGCGGTTATTCGTGGACGTCTGGTTGTAGGCTGCGCCTATCGCCGTTCCGGATATAACATGTGGGTATGGGTATTCTGACGGCAGGCCGTAGGGCAGCAGGAGACCATTATAACTCATATAAAAGTCACCGCCGATTTTGCACACCACAATAAACCTGCGGCCGTTCGCAATAAACCAATAGTCTATGAGGCTGTTGACCAGGGTATAGAAACAGGGGCCCTCGTCCTGGATGTTATTGCCCGGCTGATCCTCCCAGGCTGAGCCCGTCAGAAAGGCCGTAGCACCTTGGATGTACCAATTATAGATGCTGGAAGAGGATGACCCGTACGTGCGGATGTTTACGTGGATGTTGTCCTGTTGCCCCAGCCCCGGCCCCCGTAAATACACATCACGGAAATCCTCGGTATATGTTGGTTGACTGGTTATGCCGGACACGGTATACGATGAAACCACTTCCTCCTTTTCGACAACCCAGTTTTGGCTCAGTGACACGAGTGTTGCATTTGTCGTTAAAAAATCTCGGAGTTCGGTCAAAAGCAGATCGTGCCCCGATTCCCCAATCCCCGGGTTGACTTGGCCAGATGTCCATGCCATGTTTATAACTCCTTATCTGTTGCTGAGCAACTGCGAGAGCTGCGATGAGTTGCGCTCTATTGCGTTCACCAGTGATCTATCACTTGCATCGCTGTTTAGGTAATCTTCAACCATATTGGGATCCGTTACAAAAATTTTGGATGTCCCTCCATCAGTTTGCGCCGGCGCCTGGGGCCGGTCTGCGGTGGCCTGTTGGCTCGGGGTCCGAACTGAAACTGTCTCATTTGGGGATGCCCTAAAAGCCACAAGCTGGCTATCTGCACTTCCTGACCCGCCGACACGAAAAGACCCTCCTGTTTGATAGCCACCCGCGAACTGTGCGCCCTGGATCTGGCTAATTAACCCCGATGTCTGGGCAACCACTCCCGCAATCGCTGGTATGTTTGCAGGGTACCCTAATCTGGCGGCATTTGCAATACCTTGTGATATCGCGACCGTGGTTTCTGCGATGGCAAAACCTTTGCTCAGCGCGAAAAGTGCGCGATAGGATTTGGATTGTTCTCCCGCGAAATTTTTAGTCACTTTCGCCAGAGCCCCAAGGGCATCCGATCCCGCGCTTAGCTGCGTTTTGTACCGCTCCATTTCAATGTTCTGTATCTCTGCATTGTGCTGGCGGTTAGCCTCCAGGGACAATGCGAGTGCCTCTTTTTCGGAGATTATCCGTGCTTCCTGGAACTGCTGCACTAAATCCAGTCGATGCTGCAAGGTATTTTGGAGCGCTGCCAATTGAGCGTCTCCCTCGGGCATCAGATCCATTTGGAGTTGTTGGAGGTCTCCGCCGAGCTGAGTGCCCCGTAAGGCGTTGGCGTACTCCCTCGCGTTGATTTTTCCTTGATCCAGGAGCGCATTGGCCGCGGCCAAAGTTTTCTGGTACTCCACCACAGGTTTCCTGATCTGTTCTAACAGTTTGGTTTGGGCTTTCAGGGCCTCATTTTCAGCGGCAGCGGCAGTGGCCGCGGCAGTGGCCGCGGCAGTGGCCGCGGCAGTGGCAGCGGCAGCGGCAGCGGCAGCGGGCTGTTGCTGTGCGCTGACGCGAGTCTCGGAAATCTCCCGAGCTCGTTTTTGGATGGCCTCGAAAGCAGGGGTAACCGCAGTGATTAGATCGCCCACATAGTCTTGCTGAAACCCACTGACAAAAGCCTCCCGGACCTCGGCGCCAATGCCCTTGATTTTTTCCGATCCGCCATCAGGTCCGATTTTGATTTTCACTTCTTTGGGGCCTCGGTTGAGCTGGTCCCAAAGTTTGTCAACGGCAACGCCGACAAGCCCCATTGCCCGAATGGCAAAACCGGCGAAGGCCTTAAACTGATCCAGGAGGAAACCGAACACACCCTTAAACACGCTTATAATGTACTGACCGGTTTCAGACCCCAAAGCATCAAGTATAACCTCTTTAAGTCGCCTAAATATAACGAGGCCCGCCCGGGTAAGCCCCACATAATACCCAATAATACCATTCACCGTGGCCCTCGCCGCTTTAAGCACGACACCAAAAGCGACGCCGAACCCGGAGAGAACCCCCTGCGCTTTCGTGACTGCCCATGTAAACCCATCGCGGATTGTGGCCACAACCGGGCCGACCGATTCAGATATGAGCTGGAAAGCCGCGACGGCATAGTCCCTCAATGTGACCACACCATCTGCGCTCACCGCTATCCGATCACCGAAAGCTATAAGCAACCCCACAACAATAACTATCGCGGTAGCGAGTGCAGCTATTGGGTTTGCAGCAATTGCAGCAGAAAAAGCTCGTGCGCCCGCGGATAGCCGGGGGAATAGCAGGTTGAGCTTGGCGAAGATACCTGTTGATTTCTTCGTAGCCGCCGCGAGGCTGGTTTGAGCGGCAGCCAACCCTGCGGTTTGCGTCGCCAGCTGGGCCTCAAAGATCGCAACTTGCTTGAGAACGGCCAGGCGGGCATACTCTGCAGTCGTGCTCCCATGCACAACCACGGCTTTAGAAGCCTCGGCCTGTATTCGCGCAATAGTGGCCCGTGTTGCCTCTACCTCGGCAGTCCTCGAGGCGACGAGCGCTGCGGCTTTTTGGGTTTCCGCAACAGCGGACCCCAACACAACCACATTTCCCGAGGCGACGGCCGCGGTAAACTTTAGGGCAGCCACGGCCGATGTGATAAATGCTTCGGCCCGTATTGCGAGGAAGTATGTTGCCCAAGCCGCGGCCCCTGTCACCAACGCCGATGTTAATTCCCTTAAATTATCCGCCGTGGATCGGAGAACCGCTGCGAGATCGCGGAATATTTGGGTCAATATTGAGGTCGCGCCGAGATCCCCGAAAGCGATTACCACTGCTTCAATTGCAGATTTAACCGACAACAAAGCGCCGTTGAGGTTGTCGTCCATGACGGCTGCAACCTCCTTCGCAAACCCCGCTGAGTTTTTCAGTGATTCTGTCAACTCCTTAACTTTTGGGATGCCATTAGATAGGACCTCAAAGGCCGGGCCACCCCGATCCCCAAATATTTGCAGTGCTAACCCGGTATCAACGCCGGCGGCGGCCAGCCTCTCTAACGCCTTGGTCAGACCAACTTGGGACACCTTCACATCGTCAGCAGAGATACCCAGAGATTTAAATATTTTTTGCGTGTTCCTTGCCGGGGCCTCGAGCTCTGACAGAATTCGGCGAAGGCCGGTTCCCGCAAGGGATGCCTGGAGGCCAGCATCGGAAAGCGCACCGATTGCGGCAACCGATTCCTCGAGGCTCACATTCATGCCGGCGGCTACCGGTGCGACAAATTTTGTGGCCTCCCCCAACTGGACTACGGTTGTGTTGGCGCTGTTGGCGGCTTTGGCAAGCACATCCACAACCTTACCCGTCTTGGATGCCTCAAGCCTAAATCCAGTAAGAACATTGGAGGCTATGTCTGCCGCGGTCCCCAGATCTAAAGCCCCCGCCTGAGCGAGCGTTAGCGTCCCCTCAACTGACGCCAGGACTTGCTGTGTCGAGAACCCCGCACGGGCGAGGAACCCCATCGCCTCGGCGGCCTGTGTTGCGGAATACCTCGTCGTTGCCCCGAGGTCTTTGGCGGTATTCTTTAGTGCCGCAAATTCGCCAGCGCTGGCGCGAGTTATGGCCCGGACGTTGGCCATCTCCTGGGAAAAACTTGCAAGTGTTCTCACAGACTGGGCAATCAGCAACCCGCCGCCAATTAGCCCGAAGGCACTGCCTATTGTTCTTCGGAGTTTATCCGCGGAGTTCTCAATTTTGTTGAGCTCTCCCCGAACTACCTTAGACCCACGACGGGCTCCAGAGGGATCAATTTTGACCTGAACGTCGAAATTTGCCATGGGACGGTGCTCCCTTTTTGGGGGTTTTTGTGGCTAATTTTCTCTCATACCAATTGAGATATTTGGTGTCCATCTCTCTAATAATGTACACCAGGCTGTCGGTGTTTTCTGCATCAAGCTCGGCTCTCTCCGCGTAATGGATTATGTGGTGCCAGGGTATCGGCCCCGGCGGCCCCTCACAAAACTGTCGGCACGAGCTCAGGTGATAAAATGCGGTGAGGATGAACTCGTCCCCCGGGTATACTGGCGGCTCCCTCTCCGCCCATTCGGGGAGAGGAAGACCTTTTGCTATTCGCGCCTGCAGAGAGAATTCTTTTTCCCGGTATTCCAGCTCCCACAACAGGCGCTCTGTTAGTTTCCCGATTTTGTCTCGATGTCGGGCATCTCGCCCGAAAAATTTGAGCTCTTACCGGCGAAGTCCCGAATTTCATCAAACAACCAATCCGGCAACGCGGCGAGAAAATCTGCGCAATTTTCCTTGGTGAACTCTACGGGCTCCCCATCAGAGTCGAGTATACCGTCCCAGCCGACGATAACAAACTTGGGGAAAAGGTCTCGATCTTGCTCCCGATTCTCTTTTATCATAACCTGGTTGATTGCCCCGGATTGCACAGCCCGCATGTTGCGGCGGGACCGTTTCAAGACAGCATTGAAATATGGTTTGTTAACTTCCGTCGCCGGCTTCAGGGTGATTGTGGGTTCCCCATTGATTTGGTAGATCACGAAATCGGCGGTTTTTCCCTTTACATCCAGGTTTTTAAGGTGACTAAAATTCATTTTTTGCTCCTCCAATTTTTATGTTTCGCGGGATTTAGTTGACTCTTAGTTTACCACATTGCCAGCCCTAAACCAATCCGGCAACGCGGCGAGAAGATCTGCGCAGTTTTCTTTAGTGAACTCTACGGGCTCCCCATCAGAGTCGAGTACGCCATCCCAGCCGACGATAACAAACTTGGGGAAAAGGTCTCGATCTTGCTCACGGTTTTTAAGGTGACTAAAATTCATTTTTTGCTCCTCCAATTTTTATGTTTCGCGGGATTTAATTGACTCTTAGTTTACCACATTGCCAGCCCTAAATCAAGCTGGCAATGTGGTGTTGATTAGGGCACATACGGGAACTGAGTTACTCCGAGGGAGGTCCCCAGGGTTGTATCCCCAAATGCCTGTGCTGTCGTGTTCATCAGTATGGACTCATTGACCGGGAATTCCCGGTCGCCGCCGCCGAGGGTCATGCTCGGGATGTCTACCAGGATGGCCCCGTCGTCGTTAGCGATTGAGAAATCCATGGTGACGGTTGTGTTGTTCCGAATCGCGGTTACCACATCCGAATCGGTGAACAGCAATTGAGCTTCGATGTCAATTTCGAAATTACCGGAGTTCATGTATTTCGCGCCCAGTTGGCCGAGGACTTTTTCGGGGCTCACGTTGTTGTTGATGTTAAAAGTCAATGATTTAAAATCCGTTGTCAAACCGGTCTCGTCAACCTCGGTGATCCGCAACCGGGCGATGTCTGCTGAGGTATTAAACGCACCAGTCTGCACCGGTACAACCGGGCTGTCAGCATTGGTCGCCCGCGTAGTGGATGGGGGCTCGGTATCCGTGCCCACAAAAGCGAATGTTACCGATGCTTTATCCGTCAGGGGGAGCTCAAACCCAACGGTATTGCAGTAATTCCCTTTTGCGTATTCATATTCGTCGGTACCAACGCCACCGAGATCCTGATAGGCACCCTCAAACTGAAAGCTGCGCTCCAGGTAGTCCCCATCGTCGACGGACACATTGCGGACAAAACGTCCGAAATACAGGTCAACCTCCTGTGTGGTGTTGGCTTCGGTTACGAACGTCTGGCTCTTCTTATCGAGAGTGAGCAGGTTCGCAGCAATGGCTGTTACGCGGGCATAGCCGGCGTTTTCGGCATTGGAGAACTGATTCAAAGCCGCATCGCCACCAACCCAGATTGCTTGACCGACGGTGAGGTCCAAGGTTGTGAAGTCCAGGGCTGTACTTGTCAGGTTTCCGTTTGCATCCACATCGAGATCACCTGCCGCGGATCGAAACCCGCAGACATCGACGCTTACGTTCTGCGTCGCGGGGATTGCGGCCTCGTCCGTCAGATCGGTGGTGACTGGAATTGTGGTTGTGGTGGAACCAGAATCGACCAATTTAAGGCCATTGTTTGCAGAGTTTGTGAACCCCCGAGCATAAACCAGGGTGTTTTGGGCCATCGCCGACGAAATGGTCGGGATCGTGTACTCATCGGTAGCGCCACCGGTAACAGCAGTCGGGACGGTGTGCTCAGGCCCAACGAAGTCGGAGAAACAGAAGCCCTCGATAAAATCGATGAAATGCTCCAGCGTCAGATCGGCGTCGAATTCAACAGCGCTGTCGAGGTCTGTAACGGTCCCCTTACGGCGCTGGCGACTTTTGCTTATTGGACTGCGGGCAACTGTGGTCACCGTCGCGCCGAAGGTGCTTATCGCGTTTGGCTCAAGCACCTTCCACGAGGGTGACCCAGGTAACGTCCCCAGACTCGACTCAATTGCGTAGGCCAGGGAAAAATTGTTTGTTAGTGTGCGTGACATGCTCTCCTCCTATTTTATAGCGTCAAAATTAAATTCGAGGATAACGTTCTGCTGATACCATTCGTCATCCGATCCTATTGTTTTAATCTCCCCATTGTAAAACCAGAGATCATTTATTTTTTCGCCCTCGAACAGGTTGAGGGAATCCTCCGCCAGGTCATCATTGTCATTCGTTGCATGCCCCGTGGGCGTGAAAACCTGAACGAATAGCATGCCCTGTTTCTGGAATCTCCGGGTTCCGCTCCTGCCGAGGGAGCTTTGAGCCCCGCCGGAAAATCGAACGCTGACCCGAACCCACTTTACACCGCTACCCGTTTCGGGCGGCGTGAAAGGTTGGTTGTCCAGCGCGATCTCAAACTGTCCCGAGAATTCGGTCAGATAGCGGGCCATAATGGCATTCCGAACTGCTTTGGGGGTCATTTATTTGTACCTCCTCTTATTGGCTCGGTTCACCGCGGCCCTTATTTCAGACTCCACAAAACCCTCGGGGGCCTGTTTGGAGCTGCCGGCGTTTAACCGCCCGACATAAGGGACATTGTTTGTAACGTAGATGGGGCCTTCTGACACCGTCCAGGTTACAACCTCAGCCACTCCCGCAGTAGAGGCCCCACTATCGATTTGTTCCGGGGTTCCTGCTGCCTCCGTTTTTGGTTGACCTTTCGAGGGTATCCAGTTGGCCCGCGCCCATCCAGTATCGACGGGGGTGGCCTCAACGACGCCTCCATGGATGTCGAGGGCGAGGCCGATGACAGCCCTTTCGGTTACCACGTTTAGACGAGCTATAACGTTGTCAGTTTGTTTGCCCATTAGGCCCCCCGAATTTGTAGTATTATTGTCACGATAATGCCCGCAACCTCGATTCGCTCAGTGCTTACAACCGTCCAGACGTCGGATCCATCAATCAACTTCGCTCCCTGTTTTATCCCAGATATTTGCCCAGATGTCAATGGGTCGATAGATAAGATGGCCTTCCGGTCACCCATGAGGATCACTTTGTCATCGATGTAACTATCCTCATATTCATACAACAGTGCCTCGACAGAAAAGTTCTCCGGCGTCAAGGGTACCCCGGCTCCCGGGTCATTTGGGTCAAGGGCTCCCTCGGTAAATATCCGAAGGATCCTCGTGTCTCCAAGATCCGCAAGTGCATCGGTAACCCCATTGAGTATGTCTTGAGCAATGCTTGTGTCACCCATTTTATACCCCAGTCTCGCAGTAATCGTCATCCGCAGACGGCGGGTTGTCATTCATGCCCCTGCGGAACACACCTGCGTAGCGGTCCTCATCCTCATTATTGGAGCCCATTGTGTCAATGCTCACTCCGGTCAATTGCGGCGCTCCGGCACCGGCTCCGATGCCCCCTCCACCCTCGCCGCCCCCCTCACGCGCTCGCTGGTCGTAGCCTTTTGCGAGTGCGTCGTAGTGCTCAAATTTCTGCTGATTTTCGACAGTTACCGGACCGGCCTTGACCTTTGTTTTGGCGGCGTAGTGTGCGGCCAGAGTCCTTGCGGCTGTAGCCGCGGCGCGGTAGACGTTATCTTCAATCAGTAGTATAGTGTCGTAGTGGGTGTCGTCGAACACTTGACTTGCGCCCGATGGGTCATCCACTAAGATCCTTAATTGTGCTACGGTTACGGTTGCCATGGGAAGTTCCCCCTCGTCGATGCGTCCACCCCGAGTTTCGATTTCAGCAGGAGAGATTCGTAAGCAAGCCCACGATAACTCTCACGGACCTCCGGGGGTGCCCCGGGGACAGTAGCTCCGCCGTATCGATCCTCAAGCGTCCACATGCGTTTTTGCAGTGCGTATAGTCTGTCCTCCTGGATTTTATGATCCAGCCTCTCCCCAATAAGGTCGACGCTTTTCATAACCCGTTTAATGTCGTCCGCAGTCGCAAACCGGGTCTCATAGGCGCCGACCCCAAATACTATCCCTGCGAGAGCGGCCGCCGCCGCGATTGTTGACCCTATCCGTTTTATCCATAAAACCGGGGTGTCCTCTGTTATGTTGCCCATCTGGTACTTTCCTCAACCCTCCCGTGTCCCTTGTACTCCCCGCTCCGGAAAGGCGCATTTAATTAGGGGGCCTCCTTCAGAAGGGAAGCCCCCCGCGAGTTTACTACGTCGCGTATTTGATTAATATTGACCCGGCGCCCTGCGAGGCCCCGGAGAGCGTCAGGGTACCGGTAACTTGAGCACTGGATTCGTCCACCCAGCTGTCACCCTTATAAATGCCTAACGTTGTGAGATCAATATGAGTATCCGGAGCGACGGCATCGTCATCGCCTGCATCCCCGATATCCAGAATGGGGGTTGTGCCATCAAAAATTGTACTCACCCGCACCACCCACCCAATTACGTATGCGCCAGTAGGAAGAGCGCTGCCAACATTGAACGGGGATGCGGTGTCGTACGCGAAATCCACTTTTTTGTACTGCAGCGAGTCTTTAGCTGATAATGTTCCCGCGCTGTGCTCGATTGTGTCCTCATCCACGGTCACACCCGCGCCGTTAGCGCCCACTGTTAGGGGCGCAACTGTTGTTCCCGTTGTGACGTCGGGCTTAATCTCCAGGCCGCCGTTGCCGCCGTCGAACTGGATAGCACCGTCGGACTCCAGATTGATCTGGATGTCGTTTGCCGTTTCGGTCAATCCCGCTGCGGTGTCAATGACATCAGTCACGTCGACCGAAAACTGTAGCGTAGACAGGTCCAGCCCGTCGCCAGCAGTATATGCTCCAACGCTCGAAAACTGTGTCCAGGATATGGAATCCGTCCCGACTGTAGCAACACTACCCGTTTGCACCCAACCCGTGGCGGCATTCGCGGTGCCACTCTCGATAAAAACAAAATCGCCTGGCTCGATCTCGGCGGCCTCATCAAAATCAGTAACCCGCGTCAGAACCCAAAAGGTATCCACGGCGTTCCCAACCTCAGTCACGGTGTAAACACCGTTCTCCTCGGCGCTGGTCTGATCCTTCACCAGGATTCGCTGGCCAGCAACTGCCTGGGTTCCATCCGGCGCGAAGGCCTCGTATGAGGTGTTACGGGTAATCGTTGCGCCGACCCCGAGTGTCCCATTATCATAGGTCACAGTCCCGAGGTCTGCTGTCGTTGCGTAGACCGCGGATTCCAGGACGTCGAGTCCCTCAATGGCCGAATCAAGTTGCGCTTTTGTCACGACGTCGTTGGACGCGGATCCATTGGCCGCCCGCAGAATGACATATGCGTCGTCCGCGGCATTCCTGGCCTCAATAACGCCCGAGCTGTTTTTGACCCGGGGTCCACCCTGGGATAACTCCACGTTCTCACTGATACCGGTCAATCCATAATTTTTGCTCATGCTTCACTCCCTTACCAGGTCGATATAGCAACCCGTTTCCATGTATCCGTTGCGACGCATACATAGATGTAATTTGTATCCCAGGCAATATCCCCCTGGTTGCCCGTATCCGATGCCGATGCCGGAGTTTTTGACGTCCTCAATCTCACGGTGTCACTGTTGATATCTAATTTTGTGGTAGGCGACATCACACCAATACCAACATTACCGGTAATATAAGAATCGCCTGAACCATCCACCTGCAGTTCGCTGGCAACTACTTTAAAAACACCGTTAGTACCCGGAGAAACTTCAATATTTCCACTGGCAGTTTCATTCACTATACTATAAGTTTGCGTTCCGGAACTACCAAAACCAACATACCCGACACGGCTCGTATTATCTCCCCTATAATATTCAATGGTGCTATTTACCTCTGTATCGGTGCTGGCTCCTGTGTCAGACTGCCTTATATTTGCTCCCAAATTACCTGATAGGTGTAAAGAGGCTGATGGACTATCTGTTCCAATACCAACTTTACTATCATCATCAATATAAACACCAGAACCTTCTACGGCTGTAGTTCCATCATACCTCGCTACTTGTTGGTCTGTTCCAGCAGTATAATCAGGCTTTGCGGACACGAGGCTATCCACCTCGGTCTCGGTGTAGTAACGGCCATCGTGAGAACTTCCAGCTTCATGCGTTGTTATCTCGCCGTCAACATAGGTCTTAACTGCTTGCTCAGTGGGCACGGCGTCATCACTGTTACCCGCCAGGGTTCCATCAATGGAAAACTCATTTATTCCGGTACCATTCTGAAGTGAGAGTTTTCCGTCTGTGTCGAGTGTCAGTCGTATGGCGGCCGCGTCCTCATCAGTAATGTTGAAGTCGGGGGTGTTCGTCGAGTTGATGGAAAACCGTTTGCCCGCGTTGCTCTCCAAGGATAGACTCGCCTCTTGTCCCTGGATGTGGACGGGGTCCAGGGGAGCCTCAGTTCCGACTCCGATTCTTTCCGAAATGATCAGGTCATCATCCTCGTATATATCCCCCAGAGTTTTAAGTGTGCCATTTGCCACGTCCCCCAATGTGGCAAAATGCCTGTTGGAGAAGGACACCAGCGTGTCCCCTGCCCCGACAAAGTATCGTCGGTTGTTGGCGAAACCTGACACATAGTAGGCGTTGAAACTGGCGTCCAGGTCTGCGTTATCAGACGCGCTGTCGAAATACAGGGCATACCCATCGCCCGCACCGTTGCCCGCGCAACTGAGTTGGATTTTGGTGTATTGTTTCACGTACCCATCGCCCCCGTACACCCCAATAGGCGTGCATATATCTGCGTTGGAGGCGTTGTTGGACGTGGCCGCTATAGTCGCGATCTCGCAGAGTATCTGCCCCTCACTCAAGTCATTTATGACCGACAGATTGCCACTGCTGGCGCCTATAGTGCCCCTCGCTATACTCCGCAGGTAATAAAAAAGATTGTTATCCGTCTGCAAGTTTATGGGAGCGAAGGTTCCACCGACCGCCGAAGTATTTGACATCGTGTAGTTGAGCGAAACCGAGATCATATATAGGCCAACGCCGCAAGCGGCATCGATTGCCTTGGGTTGTATGGCTGCAGTCGAGGACATTGTTATGTCACTGTGCTCCACGCGATAAAACCCGGTCACGCCAGCCCCCGCGGTTGCGTCGAGCAGCACGTCCGAGCTGGAAGTGGGGGTCATCTGCAAATCAATCCAGTCAACGTGTGCCTCTATACTTGGGAGGGTTAGCAGTGTGCCCGATGTGGCGGTGATCTTAGCCCCCCGTCGGCCGTCTGCGCCTATAAGGGTCACATAGTTTTTAAGGACCACATTTTCCGCATACTCCCCGGGATAGACAATAACTGCGTATCTGTTATCGTCGGCGGCATCGGTGATGCTGTCGATGGCGCTTTGAATGGAGCTGTGTTCTGCACCGCTCTTGGCCACAAACCTGACTCCTGCATAGGAGATAGGGACCAAGGCGTCCAGTTGGCCCTTGGTAACTGCATCATTTGCGGCGGAGCCATCCGCGCACCTCAGCACCGAGTATGCGTCGTCGGCATTGTTGCGCGCCTCGACGGCACCTGAATTGTTTTTAATCCGAGGCCCACCCTTGGCCAGTTCGACGTTGGCGCTCGCCCCGGATAATCCATATCGCTTGCTCATGTTCTGCCTCCCCTACACTGTGACTGCGACGACAAGAGAGTAACTGAAAGTTACACTTGCGCCGGCGCCGCCGGTTATTAGCCCTAATCGAACCTGGCCGCCGGAAACGTCCGCGGAGAATGTAACACCGCTGACTATATCCTCCCCAACAACCCCTTGCCGGATCTGCTCTACCGAGGCGTTGGTGCCATCCGACCCGACGCCGAGACGGCCGTGTTCCTGGTAGGTCCCATCGTCCATGTGGTATTCGAGGGTTACACGTCGGACACTCGCGGATGCACCTAAGTCGATGTACACGTCGGGGCCGTCATCCAAAAATGTCTCAGCACCGTCTACTTTAAGCCCCACCTCGGACAGGAGCGCGAAACTGTCCGCCATGTCCCGAATGAAATCATCGACAACTTTTGCCGTCCTGTAGTGATTCCAAATGCCTTTGTTAGGCACTGAATCCTGGTACGCTTTAATTTGAGCTCGTGTTAAAACTGCCATTGTTCTCTCCCTCCTAACTCAGCAAGTCATTTTCGGCGGCAATTGCCTGGGCCTGGGCCTCAGCTATGCGGAGTGGTTTTTTGTTCAATGCCTCGCCATCCTTCAGGACGTCATACCAGCCCCCACCCTTATGGACCACTTTGGGGGGCTGTTCCAGCTCGGACCCAACAACTTCGGGCTCGGGGGTTCCGCTATCCCGCATGATCTCCTTAAAATAGGGGTCTCTCTCCGATACCAGTCTGCGCTGTTCATACATCTGCGTGATTCTGCGCCAAGGGAGCGCCAAATGCCTGGTGTTTAGTTCCTGGCCGGGAAGCAACCGTACTCCGCTGCCCAGGTTTACAATTCGGCGTGCGAACAACCTTGTGTGCTTTGTTAGCGGTGCCAATTTCATGGTGTTGCCCTCCTTACGGGATTGAAAGGCGGCGGCAAGGATATGCCGCCGCCGTGTCATCTGTCGATAGGTTATGCTATGATACGACGCTCAAAAACAGGTACCCGAGGTCTGCGGCTACCAACTTGCTATCAAAGGCCATCTGGATCTCAACGCGGTCCGACTCGATTTGCTCAAGCCTGAAACGTTTGATGCGGTTGCCTTCCTGGCCGGCGCCTACAAAGCTGGTCCAACTGAAAGTGTACCCGGCGGTCGGGGTCATGATGCCGGGACGCGGTGCAGAGTAGCACAGCAAAGCATGTTTTCCACCGATGAAAGAGTGCGAATTGGTGGCACCTTCTTTAGCGGTGTTCTCGATCGCTTTCATCACGAGGATGCGCTCAACTTCGAGCAGCTTCATGAGGGCTTCCAGGTTAGCCATTGCAGGGTGTCCCGGGGTTTGACCGTATTTGATGCGGTCAACGATGTCGGGATGGTCAATCAACGCATCATAAACGGCTTTTCCGAGCACCAACGTGTTGGGCTCGAAACCCGTGGACTCCAGAACAGTGCTGCGAGCACCACGAACGTCCTCGATGGGCACGCCGGATGCAGTGTCCCACAGGTTGGAGGGAGTGGACTCATTGGTCCATACACCGGTCA